ACCCTTCTTTTTTTTTGCTAAATTGGGGGGGTAACCGAAGAGTATTGGGGGGGTAACCGAAGAGTATTGGGGGGGTAACCGAAGAGTAAAAAAAATGAAAAAAAAATTTCATCCAGTAATAGCAATGGTTTGAAGGTCTAAAATATTCGTGCTTTTCTCTAATAACTTTAATAAGTTTAACCGCTTAAGCCCGCCTATCCCTGCGGGGCGTGCTTGCTATAATGATTATAGATACTTTTACAGAAGATTTTAAAATCAAAAACAAAGGAGTGGCGCCGAATGATTAGCACGATAGAAAAACGAAAATTTGCAATTCAGCGGGACAAGCTTATCAATCAGGATTTGGAAGTAATGCAGAGGAAGTTGAGTATATTTTGTGAATTGTTTTGTCAGGCTCTACAAGAGGAATCAAGCGACTTAGAAAGGCAAGTAAACAAATTAAACTACGATTTATTTTCAGAGTGTTTAACGGAACTACAGAAGGCACGGGGGGACGATCGAATCAAACTAATGCTACAAATCCCAAATTACATAGAGAATGAGTATTCAAAAATTTCAAATGACCTTATGAACAAAATAGATGAATCACTAGAAGCCAATAGGAGGGCAAAATAATGGGACTACTGCAATCAATCGAAGTGGATGAAGTAACGAAGTATAAGAACAGTATGAACGAATTAACGAAGGCTACATTGAACAAACCAGCAACCAAAGTTGAGCCAGTTATCAATTATCTATCACAATTCATTGAGGATATTGAGAAGGAAAAGCATAAAAAAGTTATTCGTACAGGGTTTCTACAGCTGGATAAAAAAATGGGCGGCGGTTTATTTTCTGGACTTTACACTTTGGGGGCAATAAGCAGTTTAGGAAAGACCACATTTGCTTTACAGATCGCCGATCATATCGCCAAGGATAACGATGTATTATTTTTCTCTCTGGAAATGTCCAAATTTGAATTAGTGGCAAAGTCTTTAAGCCGGGAGTTATTCAAGGTAGCACCAAAAAAAACACTGAATGTAGGCACAAGGGCAATAATGCAGGGCGAAATATCAGGATTGAAAGAAGAATTTACTACAGCCTTGGGACAATATGAAAAGTCTGCAGAAAGATTGACAATCATTGAGGGGAATTTTGATACTGATGTTGACGCAGTAAGGAAAATTATAGAATCACATATAAAAAACACAGGGAATAAGCCAGTAATATTCATTGATTACTTGCAGATATTGAAGGGTCAAGGCGGCAACGATAAGCAAGATACAGATTATGCGGTTAGTGAATTGAAGCGTATTAGCAGGCCTTTTTTTATTTTGCTCCAATTTTCCTATACAGTTCCTCTTTTTTTCTACTGATCGTCTGCCTATGATAATGCATTTTTGATGTGATATAGCAATCCCTACGCTGTTCAAAAAATACTAATCTAACCAATTCCCTCTCCTCGTACATCAGCGTATCCAAATAGGCTTCAACTGACTCCTTTACTCTCTCTAATTCCATAATTTCGTCTTCCGCTTTACTTATGCGTTTATCGTAGTAGTCCACAATTTTTGATACCGTACTCATACAATCAGACGTCCCACCGCATCCACGTGGCATATCTGATAATTTTTGTGCCTGCATGGGATCTCTTAATTCGTCCTGCAATTGTCTGTATCTGTTTATGTCTCCTGCCAGTCTCTTTATTTTGCTGTCAATCTCTGGATATAGATATAGTTCCTGCTGTATAGTTAATTGCATATCGTATACCTCCTATAATTCGATTTAAGCCCCTCAATATTTCACCCTATACTTTTCACACAAATGTTATTATTATCGTCCCACCGACCTTATGGGGATCGGCGGGGGTATCGTGTACATTACTTTGGTGTATCTGTTTCGCCCATTGAGTAGTCTACCACCCATTTGTTGTCACACTCATCGCACTCATAAGTGCAGCTCATTTTTGATACATCCCAGACGTGATCGTATTGGTAGTATTGACTCGCGCATTCAGGGCAATCCACCCGTAAATCACATATGCAGTCGTAAAAATCTCCTAGGTTAAATCCGTCTGACAAATCGCAATTATGCACTTGTATAAATTTTACGCACCTATTGCAGAGATGGTAATAATTAAACTCTCCGTCAAACGTCCCTGAATTGCTCTCGCAACTGCTACCAGCTGGAATGATTCTGCCGCAAAACTGGCATTGATGCGGTTTTTTAGTCCGTTTAATCTGCCTCGTATTCCAAAAACTCATAATGTTTTCGCCTCCACCCTATTGATTTGTACCTCTACCCTCGTAACATCTGCATACCATTTCCTGATCCTCAAATCAACAATCTGCGTATCATCCTTGTAAGCAATCCCATTTAATGCATCTGCTATCACCTTAACCACATTATCCGCGTCTGGCTTCTTAGTGGGACGAATTCGCCCCTCTAACATTGCTAAGTGATCTTTCTTAGATGCGGATTTTGGAATGGGGTAATAGGCTTCTATGATCATTTCAAGGGGTCCCTCTATTTGGGTTCCCCTACAGCATAATTTGATCAAATTTTCATAGTTCACTGTTTTTTCAGGTGTCATTGCACAAGTTTTATTAATTTTTGCATTGAAAAATATTCTTGCTCTAGCTTTCCCTTGCGGATTACCTGGCACTATAAAACTAATCATCATTCTCCCCCCTCAGCTTCCTCAAATTTTGTAATATTTTCAATCCCTTCCAAAATTGCAACTGTTCCGTCTCCTTCCACTATTGCGATCACGTGCGGATGGTAATTTTTCCGCAGATATTCCACGAGTGGTTTCGCCACTTCCTTCAATTTATCATTCATCTAATTCCCCCCTTATATTCTAATTTTTGCGATTGCATACGTTTTGCGATTGCATATCCAACTGGTACCGTCAATTTCGATCGAATACACACATTCGTGACCAGCTTGCTCAAATGCCATTCTAGCCGTTCCCATCCCACAAAACATGTCAATGAATTTCATCCAATTTTCCCCCTTTTCTCCGCTTTCTTCAAATACGCATTCACCTTATCCGCCATTTTCTTCCTTCTCTCCTCTTCCGTTTCCCTTTTCACCGGTTTCTTCGTAATTCCCAAATTCTTCACAATTTTGCTCAATGTTGCTATCATCCGATCACCTCCAACTTTCTAACAAAATAATCTGCCTTGCTTATGCTCAATCTCCTGCCATCCTGCCTGCGTAGCGTAATGTGATGATCCGTGACCTGCACAACGCTGTAGTCCTCTTCCCCGTGTCTAAGCGTCCTCTTATCCCTCAGATCGTCCCACTTCTTTCCTGCGTCTTCCCACTCCCGTTTGAGCAGCGTTTCTTTGTCATCCCTTTTTACATTGTGAGAAAATGCATGCCCCGCATAATAGCTGATCATAATAGGCGTTAAACCTAGCTGTTTCCCGATTTCTGTCTTACTCCATCCAAGCGTCCTAAGAGCGATTATCCTGTCGCAGATGGCAGAATATTTCTCTTTCCGTTTCTCTTCCCGTTTAAGCTGTCTTGCATCATTTTGTTCGTAAGTTCTGTCCAATTTTGTCGATACGCTTTCCCTAGATCGTCTAGTTTTTTCCGCTATATCGCCTATCGTGTATCCTGCCATGTACAATTCATTCGCCTGCTCAATCTCTTCCTGCGTCCACTTTTTCGCCATCGTCCTCGACCTCCTTGTACTTAATTAGCCCCTGTAAAATTGCAATCATCAACTTACACTTTGCTGGATCGCTTGCCCTTAGCAATATTTCCTTTGTCAAAGTTAGCTGCATGATGCACTCCTCCTAATCTTCACGGAATTTTTGGACTTGCTTATAAAATTTAAACTCTTTGTAGATGTCTCGTTGCCCTGCTCGCTGTTTTGCGATAATCAATTCCACCGGAGTAGATCCATTTTCTTGATCTTTTACATATTTTCCGTAGGTTTCATCGTGCAAAAACCAAACATTATCTGCGTCCTGTTCGATACTTCCAGAGTCTCTAAGGTCGGTTAACTTTGGTCTACGCTCCACCTTTTCATTTTCTCTGGATAATTGACTCAGTACCAAAAATGGAACCCTGAATTCTTTCTGCATCAGCTTGAATTGCCTTGACATGTAACTGATCCGGTCATTCGTGTTTGATGTTTTTTTCATAGTGTCGCATAATTGGAGGTAATCCACTATTACATAATCTAATTTATTTTTTACTTTAAGTTGGCGGCATTGGGACCGTATGCCCTCTATAGTCGAAACATTATCAAATATGTGTATATTTTGTTGAGCCATGATCATACCGCGTTGAAAAACTTTATCTTGCTCATTTTCATTTAATTTCAAAGGCTTTAAGATTTTGTCGTACTGCACTAATGAGTAGGACGATAACATTCGTTCGACCAATTGATCCTTGTCCATTTCCAACGAAAATATTGCAACTCCCTTACCTTGATCCGCCTGTTTTTCCGCAATATTTAAGCAAAATGCAGTTTTCCCAATAGAAGGACGTGCAGCCAAAATAGTAAGACTATTTTTTACACCACCCATAACGGCATCCAACCACTTATACCCGTACTTTGGATATTCTTTGTCGGGGTACATACACTTATCTTCTATGACTCCAAGTACATTAAGCGTAATATCCTTAATACTGGTGTCGCTCGTCTTTACGTCATTTACGTCAATATCCATTTTCTGCAAAGCATCATTCTTAAAATCAACTATCGTCTCATATTCTCCGTTCAGGGCCATTTCTATAATTTCTTGTGCTGACTGGATCATCTGTCGCCTGATTGATTTACCCTTAACTATCCCTGCATGGTGTTTTGCACTTTGGCTTGAAAACACAGAATCCGCAAGCTGCACAAGGTATTCAATTTCGATTCCCGAATTGGAAAGAGTTACCAAGTCGCAAATTTTATCTTGATTGTAAAAATCGACCATCGTTGAATATATTTTCGAGTTAGCTTTATCATAAAAATCTTTTTCGGAAAGGGTGTTAATCAGCTCGTCAAGTGTCGAATTATTTGTAAGTATGCATCCTAGTACGCTTTTTTCTGCTTCGATTGAGTATGGTATATTCATATTGTTCATACCTCAAACCTCCTATATTGGTCTTGTTTCTGTATTGGACTAACTTTTTCAACAACCCAATTCAAAATAGCCAGATAATCAGACTTGTATTTCTTTCCATTTGATCCCTTATAGTTGTTAAGGGTTTCAATCATCTTTGTGGTTTTTTCCAATCCGTATTGATTAACTAATTTTTCATTTTCTTCAGAAGTCATTTTTACAAATTCAGCGTATATATTTTTATTTTCTTTTATTTCATTTACTTTACTTTTCTTTATAGTATCTTCATTTGATACGTTCGTATCTTCATTTGATACGAACGTATTTTTATTGTCTTTATCCCATCTTTTTCGGACGCTTTCTCTTGCTTTTTCTGACTTTTCGTCCTTAATCTTCATCCTTCTAATCAGTGATTCACTCCACAAATACTTTTCATCTCTGCAAAACAACCCAAATTCATTTACGCAATCATTCACAAATGATACGAACGTATCAACATTAGTATACGAACGTATAGCCAACGAATTAAAAGCGTATTTCCCTTGTATCAATAGTTTGTAATTTTCCTGTTCACGCATCATTTCAATGAGCATCCAGTACCAACCATATCCTTCTGCTTTATATACGCTGCACATTTGCAATATCTTAGGATCTTGTGAAGCATTACTATCATGCGAAAAATAAAACGCATCCTTTGCCATCAATTCCACCCCTTACCCTGTACATTCTCGACCCTTATCCTTCTAATTCTGTACATCCTGAAAAGTTTTCTAAGTAGTTTCATCTGACCCCTAGGAGGGGATTGCTCCCCCGATTATTTATCCATGTTGATCTCCTGCGATAGCCGCTTCTGCTTCTGCTTCCCTCGCAACGTCTTCAATTATCAATGTACAAATGTCAGAATAATCAACTTTGGTTACCTCCTTTGAGGATTTGCCAGCATAGCCATTTTCCGCTAATACTTTTCGAACAAGCGCCTCGTTGCTATTTGCTAAGATGAAAAATTGTTGAGCCTCTTTGGTGGATATTGTGGCTACTGCTTGCGGAAGTAATGGCGTGACTATGGGTGTGACTATAGGTGTTACATGGACAATATCTTCGAGAATTGTTTCGTCAATTTTATTTGATACTTCTTCCGCCGTAACAAGTCCAGAGATTCCAAACTGTCGTTTAAGAGCTAATACCTCAGCTACTTTGATGATCATTGCTGTTGTATACTGCTTCCATACGTCCGATTTACCATCGAAATATTCTTCGAGCGGTACATAGGTTATAACTGGTTTACGTGCCTTGTGATCGACCTTGCACCATGCTCCCATGACCTTCCCTCTTTTTGATCCAAATTTGTGAGTTACTTTGTAATTCTCGGCATCAATTTCGAACAAATCCCCTTCGCAGATAGCAAAAGACAAAATTCCGACAAAATTAGGGTCACGCTGGGCAATTTTCAAATATCCGTCTCTGGAAGTCATAATTAGAGTGGATGCACCTGTATAATCGATTTCACCATTAGCAAGTTTCTTGTACTCCCACTTGCCATTTATCTGTGTTTTTTTTGCCCTCTTGATGAACCAAATTTCTTTCAAAAATGGATCAAGACCATATCTCTGTGCAATGCCTGTAAACATTGCTAATTCGTCCGTTGTAGCTCCTTTGGCTATAGTGTTCTTAATCAACTCAATCTGTTCCATGGTGTATGCTAATTTCGAATCGTAACTAACTACGGATGTACTCATTTGTGTTGCCTCCTCTAAGATTTCTAAGATATTTTCTATGGGGATTGTTGTACCATTGCTCGTTTTCTTGATCATGAAAAGTTCTCCTTGTTTTTTTCCTCCCCCCGACATATAATCAGGGGGAAGAAAAGATTAATTAAAACGGTAAGTTTGTTGCGTCAAATGTCATCTGTTCGTTGCAGGTGGCATTTTCATTTGCGTCTGAATCTTCGTTGTGGTCAATGTTGCTGCTGCTGTAAAAAAACATTGAATCGAAATCCATCTGTATCACTCCTCTCAATTTTGTCTCATAATCATTTGTGCGTATTTTGCGAGTTCACCGGGACGTGTCTTAAGATTGCTGATCATTTTTTCTGTGCTGTAGATGTTACATTTTTGGCATATCATGTTGAATTGTGCGTCTGTGAGTTTATAGCCGATCTTTTGTTCCATTGTTTTCTTCATTTTCGCTTCACCCCCTTAGTGGGTTTGGCGTCTTGGTGCTTGTTGTAATTCTGTAGTGCGGTTTCCGTTATTTGCCTTATTGTTTTTTCGAGTACCTTATCTTCCCTGTCGTCGTCGATCCACTTGCCATTTACAAAAATCTGTTTTTTCATTTCCCCACCCCTTTTCCTTTTAGTAGGGAAATTGTCTGATCTATTTCTTTCTGGGTGAGTTTCTTGTACGGGTCGAATCCATTCTTACATAGTAGACAGGATACTTCTGACTTGATTGAGCACGTTTTGCAATTTTTCATTTTGCTTTCCACCCCTCTTTCACATTTGTACAGGTGGTGGATAGGTTGCGGATGAAAGCCTTCATTTCACTATAAGTTTCGAAAATTTCCATTTTCCATTCTTTTCTAAGATTCTGATACTCCACGTAGAACATTTGTGTAGCCCCCTTATTTTATATTGGTGTGCTTTATGCCTCCAATTGGGTAGCCTAGATGCGGTTGTAATTACGCTTTCTGTAGTCTAAGTAGCGTTAACTGGTAGTTCTTAAGGTCTGTCGGGCTCATTTTGTCAAGATCAAGATGTTCAAAATTTAATTTCGTTTCGAGTTCTTTTATTTGAGCCTTGGACATTTACAATCACCCCCTTTCTAAAAACTTTTGAGGAAATGGATTGAAAAAAGTTCTACTTGGGTATACTATTATTCGGAAGTATTCCTAATTTGTGGACTGCATCAGCAAAAAAAAGAGCTTCAACAGTAATTTCGAATAATAATGATATTGAGTATGCTTCTTCAAGCGTAAATGGTTTTTTGTTATTCTCCTTAGCCGAATATGAAACGTTTGTCATTCCCAAAATTTCGGATATGGCTTTTTGCGTAAGTCCACGTTTCATGCGTTCTGATTTTAGGTTATTTGAGTTAATTGGCATTTTTATCACCGCCGTTCTGTCATCTCGTACTGTAATTTTAGTATATCCCGTTTGACGGAACTTGTCAATACTATTTTTTAAATAATTTAAACTTTTATTTAAATTATTTAAAAAATAGTATAGATTATAAGGTACATGGTACTGGGATAATCATATATAATTTATTCAGGAGGAGATCATAAAATGAAACGATTTGGTGATGTATTAAAGGAATTACGGACTGAAAGGCAATTGACGCAGGAAGAACTTGCAAAGGCTTTTGATACAGGGAAATCATCAATATGTGCTTATGAAAAAAACGAAAGAATGCCTGATGCAGAAAGAGTGTCAGATTATGCTGATTATTTCGAAGTGTCGCTGGACTATATCATGGGTAAGACAAATATTAGATATAGTCCAGGTGAAAAAGAACAAATATTGCAAGAGTTGCAAAAATATAATGTAGAGCAAATTGGAATTATAGAAGAGGTTGCAAGATCGGGAGTTGATATTCAGTTGTTGCGGCGGCTCCTAAAAGCTGTGCAGGAGCAAGGGTGATAATATCACCTTTTTCTTTGTACTTTTCTTTGTTAAAATCGCGGTTAATCCTCATTATTCCGCAAATAATTATGAATGGGATACAATCAATTCCTAAAGAAATTTCTTTTATTTGTAGCATTCAACAATTCCCCCAATAAAATATATTCGGTCTTTGTCTCTGCTCCCCTAAGTTAAGATAAAATAAAATGAAACATACTTGTATATATTATGTCGTCTAGTATTCTAAGCGCATTATATACCCATATCCCCCAACAACACAACAAATTTATGATCAACATAAACCGCCTTTTAATAAGTCTAGGTTGACTATAATACGACATATTGATAGTATTATGTTAACTTGACTACTAAAAAGGAAAGCTGTGGTAAAATTGGTAAAGAAACAAATCACCCTGAACGATGAAATCGACAAAAAAATTATAGCATGGTTTGACGCGCAGCCGAATTATTCTAGGAGCATAAGAAAAATTGTAGAGGAAATCATAGCCGACTATGGCATCGTAGACTATACCCTAATCCTGCACGATCATATCATCTATATCGATTCAGAGGGCATTATGAGGGCTAGACATGGTCAATACGACCCTCAATCCCCCAGTGTGCAAAAAGTTATGGACGAATGAGCAAAGGGCAGATTAGCCCTTTTTTAATGCATTTTCAACGTCTCTCCTTTGCAATCATTAGCAATTAGAAGAATTTACGATATAATCATAGCATTATTGTGTTTAATTGGACGTAATAGGTTTATTTGGGCTTATATCGATATTGATAAGTATATTTCAATGAGATATATTTTAATCACGGAAAATAAATAAAAAACGGAGGAAAACAAAATGCATAACAAATTATTGAAACAAATAAGCTACGCAAAAACATCTGTGATGGCGATGAGGAGCTTGTACGAAGCACACGGTGCAATAAAAATGGCGTTTGAATTGAAAGCAATAACGGAAGCGGAATATTTTGAATTGAATCACGAATGCGTCTATAAAGGAATTAATAATCCACAGTACTTTGAGCGTGATTAAACCGCCTTCGGGCGTGTCTAATGCGGATAGTCCAAATCCCGACGGTGGACGCAGATGGGACAATGAGCGACGGATCACAAAGGGGATCGGCTCTGGAGGTTGATTATGGTAAAAGTGAGAGTGAAATATTGTTGGCAAACAAAGTATAAAACAAAAGTAATCCCATGGAATTTGCCAACCGACAGATACGGTTTTATAGATTTTGAAAAATTATCCAGTGAATTGGGAAGTTTTTTGCAGACAAGAATATGTTGGGTCCAAATTGTGTAGAAATAAAGCCGAAACCTAGCCCTTCCCCGGGCGATGGTCTTGCCGTATAGAGGCTATGGATAGTATGCGAAAAAACATTAGATAATTAGGAGGAATAATAATGGGATACCCAGCTAAACGAGCACCAAAGAAGCAGAAAACGTGTTACCTGCCTGGCATCCGCGTGACAGAGAAGATGAGGGAACAAATAGAGCAATTAGTCTCTGGCGGAACAATGGCGGCATGGATCAGGGATGCCGTAATCGAAAAATTGATAAGGGATACGAAATTTACAGTAGTCGAAAATGGGAGCGGAATAATAACGAAAGCCGGGGTGGAGATGCTACGGAAAACATTTGAGGACATGTTGAAAAATGAAACTTGAAATATGATCGAAGGGGCAACAAGGCCCCGGATCATGGAGGTATATTATATGTCAATAGTTGAAAAAATGAAAGAAATGTTGGAAGCGCAAGCAATCAAAGATAAAAGAGACAGTAGAGTTTCCGATATGGAAAGATCACCCATGAAATTTACTTTTTCTTGTCCTGAAAGCAAAAATGAGTTTTTGAGAGACAAGAACATTTTGGATTCCAGATACCATTACCAGTTTTCGGATGACGGAAATGACGTCTACATCTCGTACAATTATTTGCAAGAACCAAAAAACACTGGACCTATTGAGATTTTCACCCGAAAAAAAGAAAATAAAAAGATTAATGTAGTAGAAGATTTAAAGAAAAAATTAGAAATGGATACGAAATTGACATCGTCTGTAAGATCTTTAGTTCTAAATAAATTATGGGACTAGGGATGGCTGATATTTAATAAGAGTCTCCAGTGATGGGGCTTCTTTTTTTGCCTCTATCCCCCACCTCGCCATCCGGGCATAGAAAAAGCCCCTCGATTGAGGAGCAATGTGCAATTTTTGCACAAGTATTATTCTATGTTCAGCAATTTCTTAGCGGCACAGAATGGACAAATATCTCCATCGTCTTCCTTATCTGAACAATAGCAAGATAATTCATTCTTTACTATAAATTCCAGAACGTGTTTAAAATTGACAATAATCTGTTCGAGATTGGCAATTCTAGACAGCAATATTTCAACTTCGCTTACCTCTACTTTTACCTCTAATACTTCATTTTTCACCATTAAATTTTCCATTTTTATAAGTCTCCTTTTTATATTTTATTTTCTAAGTGGAAATATTTTCTACTTAGGATCCTAAGCGTAGGAATTCGGAAAGCCTTGGTATAAGTCTACGCTTAGGATTTAAGTTTCTAAGCTTAGGATTTTATTCTTCCGCTTAGGATTTTGTAAGCCATGTTTTTGTCTACAATTATCTGCGTTTCTTTTCCAGTTACTTTAACGATATTTTGCTGTTCTAGGAGGGACTTGATCTTTCTGCAAGCTTCCTCTTGTAATCCTATATCCCTTGCAATCGACTGATACCCTTTACTGTAGCCATCTTTTTTTTGATTGTTGTACATGTGTTCAACATATGTTTTGCAGTCTCCATCATCAATATTAGCAGGTTTATCCAATATTTTGAAACGTCTACTTGCTAAGTTAAATGACGATTCTTTATTCCTACGCGTAGACTCTACGGTGGACTTTTCGGATTCTAATGTGGCTTTTTCGCTAGGGGAATCATTACGCGTAGGATTTTCAATAGTCTTAATATTTGCGTCTATCAATTCGACTGCATCCTTAGAGCCATCATTAAGCGTAGGATTTTCATATCTGGATTCGTCTATTTCTTTTTTTGATACATCCACAGTGGTGGGGGAGGGGAGAGGTTTATCTCGTTCCAATCCTTCCAAAGCTTCCTTTGTCATTTTCCCATGTGGCTGAGGTTCCAATTTTTTCTTATGATGTTTGCTAGCCCAACTTTCTTCAACATCAGGCATGATCCCGTTGTGGATTGCATCCTTTACTTTTTCTATTACGGTCCCGATGCTAGTTTCTTCCTCGGAGGGATTTTTCAGCTTGCTGTACAACCTCAGCATCCCAAATTCAATCCCGGCTGAAAGAAATATTGTCCATATGCACATCCAAGTTTTTAGCGACAAGTGAGCAAACCAGAAAAAATCTGATAGTGCAGCGGGAATATTTCCAAATCCACCTTCAATTTTTGCGTTGTCCACCGTGACATCCAAGGATCGCTTTTCTTTATTCAACTCATCAATACCCGAAATAATTGTTTTCGCCTCGCTATCGTCCATTGAGAGGGTAGGGGATACCTTTCCTTTTGCCGTTTCCCACCCTTTGCGTTGTGTAGTAAGTTCAGATATTTCTATTTGTATGTCATTTCGCAGGCGTTGGGTCTTCGGAGTCACAGGCGTTTTGGTAAGTTCACCTTTTTTGGCGGTAATTTTGTCATTTATCGCCTTGATTTTTGCGTCGTAATCTTGAATTTGTGTAGTCATTGTAGAGTTTTGTGTGTTTTTTGTAGCGTTTGTTGCTTTTATGTCGGTTAGCCTGGCTTCCTTAATTGCTATTTGTTTGTCAATATCCACCTTTTTCTGTTCTGCCTGTTTATACTCCACACTATTCAGCAAACTATCTTTTGTTGCAGTGTTTACTTGTCCATACAGGTCGCTTGTGCTTGCTAAGATGCTTATTGTGACAAAAACGATATAAACTATCATGTCTTTTTTCAAGTCCTTCTTGGGTGTATCCAACTTCTTAGCATAGAGACAATTCTTTGCCCCTTCGATCGCACACACCCCAATAATTGCCCAAAACGCTGTGTTGCTAAAACTTAATGCATTATACGTCCATTTTCCCGACAACATCACGAGAGCCACCCATGACACTACTACTAGCAAACTAGCGTGTTTTACCAACATTATGAAGGGTGTCAGGAGTGCTAGAATAATTTCGAATGCAATATTGGTTCCCGTTTTCAGTCCTGCCCTAAATCCGTCCAAATTAGGTTTCTTCATTTTTCGTTCCTCCTCAATATTTTGTTTTCAATGTGCGTATTTCCGTGTATACTTGTGTTGCAATTGCGATTGCGTCATAGTTGCTGTAAGATAGTTCTCCATTTGCAAAGGGTGGAGGACTATTTTATTTTGGCTTTTTCTTTTGGAAATACAGATCGATTATTTCCCTTATCATTACACTTACATTTTTCCCAGTTCCTTTGATCTCTTCTTCAAGCTTATCTAATTGTTCAGGTGTTAGATTTACCAATTTTGGTTTCATTTTATCCCTCAATTTTTCTCACCTCCATGTATAAATTATATCACAAAATATATATATTGTACATATGTATTGCATATATATTATATATGTGTTATTATTAAATTAATAAATAATTTGGAGGAGATGAAAATGAAGGCTATTAAAATTGTTATGACAAAATGTAAACGATGTGGAAAAACGATAGCGAAAACAGATCGCCCCCTGTATGGATCTGAGGCATCAAAGGAAAAATATGGGGATATATGCCAAAACTGCATGCCCAAAGACGAATATTTTGAAATGCTAGGAGAACAGGGTAGGCGCATACAAGATAGTATTGGAGGAGGTAAAAAATGAGCGGATACAAGGAATGGATAGTATTTGCGGTAGGATTATTGATAGTTGTTGTGATATTTTTGGGCATAGGTAAAAATCTGGACGATAGTATTGGGGGTAAAAAATGAAAAGTCGTGCATCGATTGGTTTTACCATTATATTTATTATATTTGTAATACTGGGAGTATACGGGAAATTTAATCACGATAACGAACCAAATGAGCCGAAAAAGAAAGTGTATCTAAAACAAAATGATTTTGAGAATCCATTTGTGAGGGAGGGGAAATAATGCAAGTTAAGCAATGGGGTGAAGACATTCCGGACTAACAACAATAAAAAGGGAGAATAAAAAAAATGAATAAAATTATAATATTAGCAATTTTGGTAACTCTGACTATGACTCTGACTGGCTGCGGTAATACTGATCCGAGGATGTCGTTGGAACTTGATCAAATCGCTAATGGGCAGCTGCAATATGGTCAATGTGGTGGACTTGATCTTAAATATCTAGCAGAACCAGTAATTTCTAAACTTAAATCTTTGAACTTGCCAGCGAACATTATACTGTCAAAAACGGACAAAAATAATGACCTCTACGACATCGTAGAGGTGGTCACAGAAGCAAAATAAAAGGCGTTCAGTAGCATTTAAATAAAAATTATACAATAGGGGGAAATAAGGATGAATGAAAAATTAAGGAAAGAAAATGAGAGAATCCATTTAGGGGGGTTTGTAGTAACGGTACAGAAACGGCAATAGAAATTCAAAAATATGTAAAATCAACGGAACATTAATGGAATAATAGATTTTTATTGTTATTTCAAAGGGTGGTTAATGATAATTTGTTTTTGGTAAAGGTTTTGATAACGATTTTACTGCGTTTTTAGGTGATGAAATCTTAGAAATTTTTGTTTATCATAAATGACGATTTTTGATAAATAGCTTGAAACCCTTTCTGCAAGAAGAAAGAACAAAATGGAAATCCTATTGCTGTTTCTGTACCGTTACTACAAACCCCCCATTTATACAGGAGGCAAAAATGACCGGACAAACTCATATCATAGGGGGGATAACAAGTTATTTATTTTATACCTCCATCACGGGCAACACAAGAGGAGCAATTATCGGTACAATAGTGGCAGGGGTAGCATCACTCCTGCCTGACATCGACCAAAAACAATCATCTGCGGGAAAATTATTATTACCTCTATCGTGGGCATGGGACAAATGTAGGATGCTGGCACGAAAGACAAAAACAAAGTATGATGACAAGATATTTGAGCATAGAGGGATTACGCACACATTAGTAGTCCCTGTGCTATTGTTAATTTTATGGGCATTGAATGGATATAGCAATATTGTAATGGGGGCTTTGATAGGGTGGATGTCGCATATATTATTGGATCTCAACAATGATAAGGGAGTGCCAATATTTTTCCCTTGTACGTGGAAGAAATTCCACATCCTCACGATCACTACAGGCGGTAAAAAACAACGGGGAAAGAAGAAATACATTAATGTGGAAAATGTGGTGTTTTGGGCTATGTGGGGAGTTAGTGGGGTATTGATTACAGAGATATTAAGAAAATAATTTGAAAGGGTGATAGGGATGATAGTCAGGATTACATTTGAAAATATGAGTCTACATAGCACAATGATGTTTGGGGACTCGTACAAGTCGTGGGATGATCAATTAGAGGAATTTATACGATTTACTGGACGAAGATGGAAGCCATATAAAGTAGAAGTGTCTAAGGAGAAATGGATAGGATGGGGAGGACTGAAATGGTGTACAGAAGCGTCTTTTCAGGATGAATTAAATAGGGAGGGATGCCAGGACAAAGAACCAGCTAATCCAAATCCTAGGCAGTATTCGGAAATGAAATTTGAAATAGCAAGCCCAAAAATAATGGCACGGATTAAAAAAATTGTGAAAGGGTGATAAGGATGGAAGGAATATGCGATATGTGTGACAATGATTCTTGTTACTGTGAAAAATGTAAGGATGAAAATAATGATCTGCACAAATTATGTAAGTGGCAATATGAAAAAATTGAAAAATTGAAGGCACAATTGGTGGAGGAGAACGCGATCCACAACGCTACGATAGAGGGATACCGGAATGCAAGGGAGGAGTATGTAGCAGAAATTGAGAGATTGAAAGAAATTTTGAAAATAATGAAGGAATATAACGATTTGCTTGGAGATGAAATGAATCAAACTGTATTAATCGCGCATAGGCATGGATGGCAGAGTGAAAAGTATGAAAAAGGGCTTGAATTGAGGGATAAATTGAAGGAATTGGAGGGGTAGAGGAAAAACCGCCAGCCGATAAGGTTAGCGGTTTTTTTGTTGCTTATTTTTTTTAGAAATCAATGTTTCAATCCACGCCTTTCAGCGACACTTACATTTACATTCCACTATGGACGTATTAAGCGGTTCACCCCCACGTGTGTGGGGAATTACGCAATCTGGGACTCTAAGACGTTAACCCTCGGAGTATGCAGATTGTGTATATATTACAATCTATACTATCTGTTTCACGTTGTCAATCTACTTTTTCACGCTTAACTTTTTTGATATGTGTTAGTGTGCTCTATGCGTAGCCATGGCGGGCTTCCAAGCTACTACAAACTAACGACTAATACCTCTATCCCTATTAGATTTGAGTGGGGCAGGACATAGTAATCCCGTAAATTCGAACAAGTGTTTGATTATTCGATTACGAGACTACCATTAATTTATCCCCACTGAGTTCTCGGAGGCTTTGTTAATACCTTGTTGTACAGTTTTTACACTTACTATCTACTCGCCAATTCTGCCCAGCGAGACCAATTTCCCAGTGTAGGGAATATGGTGTGATAATATCCCAATCAGAAGCATCCTACCAACGCTGTAAGCCGCGTTCCGCATCACGCCAACAAAAATTGACGTATACTTGACGGGCTTGTCCTATAACAAGGGCTAGGATCAAGACCGAATCCCTTCTTTGCATGAGTGGGATCAAACTTCTCGTTTATACTGTATCGGCATCAGTTTTGTACCCAATATTCACTTTTGGTAACGACATTTAAGTCGGGAACAACCGTTCTGTTGCAAATGGCAATCAAATGAAACTTTCCTACTGCCACATGGAGGGTACCGTATTTTGCACCTATCCAAAAATAATATTGCAAATGAAAATAGCAAAAATAAAAATCAATCATCGAAATTTTGATTGACTAAAAAGAAAAGATAGTGGTATACTATTTTTAAGTAAATAGTCAGTCGTGTAAACGACAACAGGAAACCGTTAACAAAAATGCCGCCAAGCGATAAGAGTTAAAGGTTTTTTTGCTATTCAATTGACTAAAATTCTACACTAATTTTCAAAAAAAGACAAGTATTTATTTTAAAGTGCATACACAACGCCTACCACCAACGCCATCAAGCATACCAACGCCATCGTGCATAAAAGTATATCTTCGTCGCTCATCATAGCATCACCACCTCGGAACACATTCGCTATCTAACCATTTTTTTAGGTCCCATGAATTATTTTTCACGTTATCGAATTCTCGCTTGAATTCAATGACTTCTTTCCTACCATGCAAATCTATTGTAAGTATGCATAGAGTATCAACTATAAGTTTTTTGCTGAAATAATATTCAAATATTGTCATATCGTCACCCCTTATCCATCATATACGTGTCAACAGATCCGCAATAACGCAGACAGCGAACAGTAGCACCGCAATTATTACTATCGCCCATATCAGACATCCACGCATCATGGCTTCTGGATCTTTGTCATCAGACATGGCAATCACCATCCTTTGGGATTTGTTGGATCGTTAAAAAATCCTATCACAGTAAGCACAGCCAAAAACAATTCAAATAACTCATCAAATTTTGGGATTTCGTAATTGAAATAATTCTTAAGGATGAAAATGACGAATGAAGCAACTGCGATCCATGCCACTTTGGAGCGGAAACGTGATTGGATTTCTTTTACTGCGATCATAAAATCACCCCTTATTTGAGTTGTAGAAGCTTCTTGAGCTCGTCATACATGTTGTTTATTATTGCAGATAATACCCCGATATTCATAATTTCATTTGCATCATGATCACTTTTAAGCAAATTACGTTGCCTTAATAGATCAACCTGAATCTTTGCCCATGAAGCGTCCTCAATTTTCAAAACTTTTCTAAGATGATTTGCAAGTTCTTCTTGATCAGTAGATTCCAAAGCTTTTATAATTTCTTCACCTGTCATAATTTCATCGACCTCCTTTATTGGTGGGGAAGGGATAGGGGTGTAGTGGGCTTGCAGATCACTCATTAATCTCGTCCAAGGGAAATTGATGCCAGGACAATATGCCCTGTCCCATGGATTAATCTCACAATGTCCCAATATATGCTTTTTGTCTACTGTAATGTGGCATATATCGATCAACATGCAATGGAGATTCAAAGTAGCTTCATATTGTTTTTCCGTCAACGTACCATCTAGCCCATTACCATCATAGCCCTCGTGTTCGATCCCAATCGTGTACGCATTCGTTGAAATGCCCATTTCACGCACCAATTCAGAGGGTGACATTTCAACACGGGCTCCAGATATTCCACAGTGCCACGCTGATTCAGATATTTTCACGAATTGAAATATTCTTCCGTTTCGGGCAACTAAAAAATGAGCTGAAGAACTTGTATTCGACAAATCATTGAACCACTGGAGGCAAGATTCCGCTGTCCCGTCTGTGATATGATCCACGATAGCCAGCACCTTTTGACCATTGCGGCTGGATTTATTCGTTTTGTCTGTTCCTGCCCAATACATTTCATCTAGAGCATTCATATTTTTTTACCTCCTAGTCCAGAGTAAAATCAATAAGTTTAATATTGCTACTCCCATGCTACCAATCAGCGTCCACATCAGCCTAAATTGCCAAGCTTTAATGTCCCGTAATAGGCTTTCTTGCGTCTCATATTTCACTTCCACCTCTACTATTCGACTCTCATGCCGCCGGATTCTGTCGTCCTGTGTACATACATGTGCTTGTGCTTGCATCGTTCCACCGTCCCTTATAATATTTTTTTTATGTCATTCCAACGGTGCAGGAAAAATGCCCCAATCAAGGGGCTTATGATTATTTGTTATTATATTTATCTACCATTTTCTTAGCAATTTCATTTATTTTTTCTTGAAATTCTCTAACTTTTGCCTGATCCTGTGTATTCTTTATTTTTTTCCGTATATCGCTCATTTCAGTGGATGCTTGGGTAAATGAGCTACTTAGTTTTTCTTCTGCTGTCACTTTTTTAGTTGGGATATTCTCAATGAAATTTTTTGTGGTAGCCTTCTTCTTCAACTTATCCATTATGTCGTAGAAATCGGTAGTTTGTTGATTACTGTAGGTTGGATCAGCTACAAACTGTGATGTAATAGCCTTGATAGGGTTTCCACCTTTTGATGTTACAGGAATTCCAACTTGTGCAATTATACCTAAATATGATTTTACAAGTCCATCAATTTGCTTTGGGGATAATCCATCTTCTAATCCTGTAATAGTTCCACCCGGAAGCTTTGACACTGCTTCACCAATCCATTTAGATATTTCGCTGGTATTATCATCATATTGATATTTAGCTGACCTATCTTGCATGTAGCGTGGTACAATGTCCCTATTCGCAAAATCTTTATTTGCCGCAAGATCAGTGATTCCGGAAAAATAATTATCTGTGATTGGGTTAGGTGGTACAAAATTGGTTGCCAAGGTGTTCCCAAATCCCTTGAAAGCGTTCTTATCTCCATTGGCTTGACGGTACATCCTTTCAAATAATGCTCCTAATATGGCCCCGGATTCACGAGCCTTAGGAATCTTTACAAATTCTTTGCTTCCCGGTATAGGGAATAGGAAATTAGTATCCTTAGTACGGTTGTCTAGTTGCTGATAATTGGTATTATCCTTATTTACTGCGGTCAGTATCCCAGTTAAGGCAGTAACACCAACGCCACCCTTTATGGCAGTACGAACCAAACTTCGCAGGACTGTTTTACCGGGTTGTAATAATGCTTGTCGTGCGAATTTATCCAGCCCTTGAACCGCAGGATTCAAATAAGGCACGAAAGAATCTACTGCCTTTGTGAAATCTCCATGCCTGCCAAAGTTTGTAGAAACCTCACCAGCGTTATATATTCCGTCCAACTTACTTTGGTATGTTCCGCCGCCTTTTTCGACTGTACGGATGTATTCGGCGAACCTATTGACCGATTCTGTATCGTTGTTGAATTTGCCTAATCCATCGCTTATTTTTTGGCCGACATTCTTACCATGTACAATTTGTTTTTTCATTTTCGAAAGTTTTTTTCCACCATCGCTGAAGAAATTACCGTGTTCTCCTCCAAGGGCTTTGTATTCCTGCCATAACTTCCCGTTAACAGTCATTTCTTTTGCGGCTTTCACGATGTCTTTACCAAATTTGAGAGGGTTATGCTGGATAGAATTGATGTAGGACGTGGGAATATCCCTTGCAATATTTTTTAATGCAAAGATTGGATTCTTTCCAGTAACCAGAGTTTTAAATGGTTTTGTTATCGCTCTACCAACTTTTTCAGTTACGCCAGGAGAAGATTCCGTTAATCCTCTCAATGATCGTAATAGTTCAAGATCGTTGATTTTTACGAAGGTAGGGGAGCCATTCTCCATAACTGTAATAATGTTGCTTCCCTTAAGATTTTTTTGGATAGTCCTGTCGAATTGAGATCCCACGAAGTCATTAAGTCCTTCAACGCCATCTTCACGCATAGAATTATTAATTTCATCTAGCATATCTTGCGGAGCTTCCGTTAATTCAGCTTTAGGCGTTCCATTTTTTGTTTTTCCAATTCTTCCGTCTCGTATAGATTCAGCTAATATTTGCCCGACTTCGTTGCTTCGCGCGGCTTTTACAGTTTTGTCAATATTTTTCATCATGGATTCAATAGTGTTTATAACTTTTCTGGTGGAGCCGGTTGCTTTCGGAACTAATCCACTCTTGTTCACAAATGATCCACCCGCCGAACTTTTAGGAGTCAATTTTTCCAATTCATCAAAAAATCGATTCGTAGGCACATAATCAGGATACATTTTTTTCATAGCCCCATATGCTTCTTTGTCTAATAATCCACTTTTTACAGCCCATTCCTCCATAAATGTTGAATAGGTTTTATTCAATCGTTCAGCTGTTTTCTTTAATTCTGGATGCTTCTGTTCATACCATTCAGCCACTTTTTTTGACATGTCCGGCGTGAATTCTTCTTTGAAAATTGGTTTCTGTGACATTTCTGCCAACCCTCGTTTAGATTCAAGGGAGTTTATTTTTTTATCAATGCCTTTTAGTTGCTGTTTGTAGTCCTTAAGATCATTTTTGATTGTGAAATGGTCATCTACTAGGGATGAAGCTAGTTCCATCTTTCGGGTTTCTATCAAATTTTTATATAATTGTTGATCTTTTTGCAATAGCACAAGATCACTTTCTAGGGCCTTCGAAATTTCCGTATTTTTGATATTCATTCGGCTAATATTATGTTTGTGTAGCATGTAATCATTCAGCAATTCTTCCATTGTAGCAGATTCACCCTTGTAATTCACTGATTTTATATCAGGCAAATCCTTGAATATTGTCTTAAATGATTCTCCAATGTTGTTTCCATCTCTGCTTACCAAATTTTCTTCAAGGATATGATTTGCTGTCCCTTGTGCTTTATTGCTAATTGTAGCCATCTTATGTGTTGCCGAATCAGCTTGTTTGATAGGGTGGAACGTATCAACCGTTCGAGTATAGACTTTACTAAAAAAATCCTTTACGCTGAATGGTTTCTTTTGATAGGACGATACTGTTTGATCTAGTGTGCTAGGCATATCCTCGACGCTATTATATTGATTCGTTGTATCATCCATGCCCTGTTGACGTTTTATATTTGTATTGTCAACACGTGTGTATCTACTAGTGTTAACAAGTTTGGCATTTGCTTTTTGTCCAAATATTTGAAGATCAACTTTAAGATACTTGTGACCATCGATATCAACGAATTTGCTATCTGGTGACGATTTTTTTATGGCGTCATCAATTTTGTTGATGTAAGATTCCAGTTCTATCGCTGTATCTGGAATGCGGTCAAGTGGTCTAGGATTTTTAACTGGAGGTGGGAGATCGGCATCTGCAAAACGATGCGTTATGCGTTCTGTAGAGTATGTTCTTGGGTCAACTTTGGGACTCGCCTTGGCTTGACTCGTTGGGGGTTCAAATCCCCTTAACCCGTGCCATTCCATGCCCGTTTCAGTAGGTTCATCAAATCCCCTTAGCCCACGCCATTTTTTCCCTGCGTTCGTCCCAAGTTTTGGAGGGGGGAGAGGTTCAATTTTAGCCGAATTATTCACCATATTAATTTCAGCAGGGGTTGTCCTGGTCGGAAACTCCCTTTTGAATTGTTCTTGAACATTGTACGGATTTTTTTCGATAGGTCTAATAGGTTCTGGATTTCTAGCTGAAGATTCAACTTTCAATTTTTGTCCAATTCTATCTTGATTTATAAATGCCCTCACTTGCTGTGGTTCTGTAAGTTTTAGTTGGGATTTTTGAGTGTTTTGTTTTAATGTTTTTGCATCGCTACGTATTTTATCTGTAACATCATATGATCTTTGCGAAGCTACGCCAGCTACACGCTTCATTCGTTGTTGTTCAGCTATATTTTTAGGATTTATTGACTGTGCTTTTTCAACATTTAATAATAATTTTTCAACATCAATCCCCAGTTCTGGTTTAATTCTTGCCATTTCATCAGCCCTCAATTGATTTGTCCTAAAATGATTCTGAATATCAATAATGGCATCTTCTAATTCTTTATGTGATTTTTCTAATGCAGTATTTTTAAAGTTATATTGACCTGATGTATCCGCAACTTTTAAAGGTTTTAATGAATCTAACGCCAAGTCTTTTTGAACATTTTCCGGAAGCCTGAATTTACCAGAAACATTTTTAACTTTAAGAGGAACTGGTGGTAATTGCCTAGCTGGTTCTGGTAGTGATAATCTTTTTCCCTCTGGCAATTGTAGCTGTGTAAATGGCTTATCATTATACCTCATAGTAATATCTTCTATACCTTGCATTTGTGGAGTCTTTGGGATAGTTCTAGGCGCAATACCATCGTATGGATTGCCGCCAAATGTTTCGGGGATTGATTTGATCCCATTTTTTATACCCTTGAACCCTGCACCTACAGCACCCATACCACCGCCAATGACCCCACCAAATGCCGCATATTCGCCCGTTCTTTTTGCAATATCCATAGGTGACTCTTTACGATTATATCCTTCCAACGCACCCATTGTTCCACCAGCAATTGCCTCTTGTCCTGCTTTCAACATTATATTTCCTGCGGTTGTACCATTTAATTTGTTAACCAGTGGAATGAGTGGTTTTATAGGATTTTTACCTAGCATTGCTTGCCCAACTTTATTACCTGTAGACATTATTGATCCACTACCAGCACCGCCCGGATTGAATGCTAATCCCACTCCCATTCCGATTCCCTGAGCCGCAAAATTAGACACAGGATTACCCAAATCTGGATTATCAGGCATCAAATGAGCGTCTTTGTAAGGATATCCTATCGTATCCATGGCATTTTTCATAATTACAGAAGAATATCTATCTATAGGATTTCGTGTATCGAATTCCTTTTGACGATCCTGATTTCTTTTTGAGGTTTCCTCTGGAGTAGATTTTGATATACTAGGATCATCTTTTTTTACTCTGAATAGACTCCCGTCTGGAGCCTTGTAAACCTCTAACGGTTCTCCACCCCAATTTGGTTTTGAGTATCCTACGTGGCTATACTTTTCTCCAGTAGATGCGTTGTAGTACGGCACTTGATCCATACCAATATTTTCATATTTGTCGGCTGACTTATTGTAGTAGCTTATTTTGCCTTCTACTGGCTCATATTTGTTTATATCTCCATATACAAAATCATACCCTTGGGACTTCGGTCTAGAATCTAAATAATTTTGATAATTAGGGTCACTTTTATAATCTTCCTCAGCTTTTTGTGTGGCGGCTTGCTTACTATGCATGGCATCCAATGCATTCGCCGCATATGGAGCGGATTTACGGAGCTGTGCCTCAAATGTGTATGGTTTTAGGTCGACAGGTTCTACAGGCTTTGGCTTTGGTTTATATTTCTCAGGTTGATAAGTTCCGTTTGCCATTTCACTTACAATTTTATTGTAATCCATCAAATATCACCACCTTATTTTTTACCGCCAAATCCACCTAGAGAGTAATTAATCATTAATTGTTTTGCTTGGGCTTGCGTGATAGCTCCGTTTTGGAGTCGTTCTTGGATGTCATCTGCCATGGCGTTTCTGGCTTCATCGCTAAAATATTTATTTCCATCTTTGAGTACAGTACCCTCGCTACTTTGATCGTAGACATTGTCGTAACCCTGTGTCATAAAATATTTTTCATAGTAATCAGAGATTCCTTTGATTGTTTTGTCTTCAGACTGATTTGTATCCTTCGTCTGGTCATACTCAAATTTACTTGCAGACAGATTAGAGTTTATTCTTCCAGTTTCCGCAGAATAAGCACCAGTATCTGCATTTCGAGACCCTGTATCTGCTTGTTGTTGTGCTATTTGTGTCTGTATAGGTCTCAATCCAGTTTGCATTCGTATGTCATCTATCCTTGCAACACCTTCTTCCATGTCTATTAAGCCTTTTTGCATATCTTGATTAAGTTTTTCAATTTCCAGATATGCTTTTTCAACCTTGGGTGAAAATGTAGCTTGTGCCAATTCAGACTCAGTTTGTTTTAGTATGTTGTCAAGTTGATATCCGGTAGTTTGGACCTGTGTTTTATTTATGCCTGCATATTTGTCTTGTGCATCAGGCGTCATAAATTGTTGTCCATACTGTTGAAGCAAATTAGGATTATTAAACATTTTTTCAGCAGACAACATTGAAGCGTACTGGGCTAGTTGTGGATTGCTATTTGCGTATTGTTTCGAAATACCAGCATAGTCATTTGAGTATGGTTCAAGCATTTTTCTTACATCAGCAGGCACTTGTTGCCCTGCATATGGATTCACATAGCCCAAATTCTTGTAGTTGTCGTTCATATTCGGTATGGTACTTGCCTTTAATGCCTTTGCCTTCGCAATTTGTGGATCTTCTTCATATTGCTGTGTTGTAGGATTATATATTTTATCAAATTTATTTTGATAAGTGTTTGTGTCTCCAAGTTGAGTTCTACCCCTATTATATTGTGTTTCATCTGTATATCTACTATCAACAATATTATCCCTATTTCGGTTGTACTGCGTATTGTCAATGCCTTGTAGCATCTGCAACTGGCTCTGTAAGTTTCCTAGATTATCCCTATGTTGCTGATATGCATTTTGCTGAAACTGTGGTATTAGATTCTGTGCCGCTTCCTGCATAGCTGTTTTTGTACCTCTACTGTACATCATTCCACGCCGATTACCTTGCAACATAGCAAGTTGTGTGGCTTGATTTTGTGCTTGTTTTAGCCCTGCATCGGCATCTGGATTATATACAAATGGTGTGGTGCTGGCTGTCTCAAATGCTTTATACTTGTTTTGTAGTTCAGGATTGATTGCATATTGATCAGGCTGTTTGATTGTCGCAGTAGGTACGATTGGAGCAGGTGGACCCACAAATGGTTTGGTCGGTATCTGACCGCCAGACGAATTTAGCCCAGGAATATTCCAACTAAAACCTTGATTAATTGCATTATTGGGAGTAGGATTCATCATCGTGTCCCATTTGGTTGGCGTTTTAATGCTAGCAGTAGGTGTAGCGGGCTTGTAATCGCTGAATATGCTATCCATCTGATTTTGTGTGCCCATGTACGATCCATTTATATTACGTAGACCGTATTTATTGGGATCAAATGGCTGATTGTTAACGCTAACACTACTGTTTACCGGATTCCAACCAACGTTATACTTTTTATTTTGCATCGCGTCCCTAAATTTTACTGTAGGCATGTAATCAACTCCTTTCTATGTGGTCAACGAACTTGTATCAAGCGTAAACGTATAAGTCACTTTTAGCGTATTTGCAGATGTTTTTGTCACAGCAGACGCTAGAAGTGTTTGGGCTGTAGGTCGAATCATAGGGAAAAAATAATACAAGCTTGAGGTTGAGGATGAAACTAATAAATTTTTATACTCGTCGATATGTACATATCTATTAACATAGGATTGAATATTATAGCAATCCATTCCACCATCGTATACGAAATTACCAGTTTGATCAATTTCTAAAAATCGGTATATACTTCCATCGTATGCGTTAAATAGAAATAGATTAGTACCATCATTTGTAAGTACAGCTGCAGAAGCACCCGAAAAATAAGCATAACTTGCAGAATACACATTATAAGTAGCTTCTAGTGTTCCTGTGTCACTGAATTTATAGATATTCCACGTTGTAGCATCTACATATCTGTATGTGTATATTTTGCCCCCCAAACACGTGAATTGGTAAGTTGGTATATATGTTGCAGTTGTACAAATCCACGATGTTACCAGTGTAAAACTCGTGTCATATTTGTACATTTTAGCATTTTGTGAGCCAAATACCCAAAAATATGTCCCGTCGAACTGTACACCCTTAGGTGTTGTGTCATCAGCTGTTATATTTTTTTCTAATGTAGAAGTCGTCTTGAACATTCTTCCCACACTAGATATATCACGTAGCGTAGAATATACACTAGTTCCACTAATGTAAAATAATTTATTGTTAACAACGCAAAATGGATTAGTAGTTCCAACCATGCTGGTGCCAAGAGACATATTTGAAACAAACGATGAGCAAGAATTATTGAATGGTGACGTTGTAGTGCTATACGTTTCGCTAGGCAACCACCACAATGTCCTAAATGTTCCATTTGCCGCAGATGTAGGCCAGTCAAACACAAATTTCAACGCTGTTTTTGGCGTAAATAGTGATTCAGCTTGATTTATCGTCCCCCTTAATATATCTGACCCAACATAAGTGGCATATTTATTTGCCCAACCCTTAATTGTACCTTGCATACGCTTCAAAGTGGCATCTTCTACCCCTGTATAATCAGTCAATACAAGGTTCCCGAATGTAGAAATATTAGAATTTGAATTAATAATATCCTTGTGCCCTAAATCTACAGGAATACCTAGTAACGCCTGTATTACCACAGATTTATATGCATACATATCAAGTCCACTATTAATAATGTTTTCACTTAGCCACTCTTCTTTTTTTTGTCCTGTCAAATCATCGAATAATTCTACTCTTGCAACGTTTTTCATCTTACTAATCGGCTTTTGCTTCAACATTTGCCTAAACTCGCCCGTGTCATGATTCTTATACCAATTGTCTATACTTAATCTTTTCGCTGGTTTTGCAAAACTTATCAAATTATCACCCCTTAACCCAATGTTGCTGTAATAGTTCCACCAAATCCCACTCCGGAACTTGCATCAATTCCGGATATTGTTTCGCCATCGATGGCGGTATCGTCCGATATCAAAGCCCCTGAAGCTACAAGTGTGAGTAGATCGTTAAGCTCCTGTAATATGACAACCGTTCCCACCCCACCACCCATGGTTATCACATCCCAGTCATCCGGAAACAACGTAGGTTGCTTGTTTAGATTTGTCCCTGTAGTTGCCTTATAAAATGCACCTGAATCGTAACATGCATCCCCAATTCCATACGTTACAGTTGCATCCCAATCACTTATAGAGATTGTCTTATTTAATGCGTTTAGTGCAGGAATATTTGTAACGTTTGTGGTATCTAGATTACCAAAAATGTAACTCAAATTTCTATTTAGCTGGATCATGAAGTCTTCCATATTTTCCGAATAAGTTGGAATCCACTTTGGCATATTACGCTCCCTTAATGCGGATATGTGGCTCAATTTCGAATATTGTACATGGACCCGATCCGCTAAATTTTAGCCTGTACCAATTTATTCCTTGTAGTTCAGTGGTAGGTACTTGTATCCTTACTTTTTGCTCAATTGCCGAAGGTGTAACTCCACCCAATTCCACCCAATCCGATACACTATCATAAGATGTGGAATAGTACATTGTAAGCGTACTCCCTACAGGCAAATCAACGATAATGTAAAAATCAGATATAACTTTTGTTTGTTTCAATATTCCTTTCGTCCAAACTCCCGTGATATGACTCCAATATATTGCTCCACTTGTATCAGCAGTACCATTATTAAGTTCCCAAATCACGCCTGATGTATCAATTCCGTAGAAAACTCTAGATATTGTTACAAATCCAAGGAATCCTCTATCGATCGGATACCATGTTTTGAATTCTGTATCGTACACCAATGTAATATTGTTATTTGTTGCTCCATATGGGATTGAAATATAGACATATTTACCATTTCCAGACATGCAGATTTTGTCTCGATATGCAAATGGTATAGCTTGCAAATATGATCTTACTTTTTGTCCCACTTCACGAGGTATGCCACCAGTAAATTCCTTAAATTGTGTTCCGTCGATGAAATATAATATGTCGTTTGAGACTACCAACGATTGCCTAGCAAGACATCCAGCACCAATTGGGCTCTGCATTTGATAATTAAGAGGATCCTGACCTAAAAGTAGATGCATAGTTCTTTCCCCGAAAGTTATAATCATGTCCCTATATGCAATAATCGCTGTAGCATCCCCAATTATGCCCGTAAGCGGGATTTCGTCCGCATCGTTGACCGTTGTCCAGTCGGTTGGATCACCAGCGGCAGAACAGTATAAAACTCCACCTTTTGCCGCATACACTTTATTATCCTTTACGGCTATAAGGGGAGTTATTGGTGCAGCCGTCAAACTTGTTACAGTAGTACCATTCCACGATAAGCGAATGGATGAATTAAACATTAACATAAAACTTGTTGCCTCTGTGATTAATGACATTAATGTTCCGCCTGTACCCACCACGGAAGCGTCAACTTCTACCCATGCACCCCCTGACCAACGTTTCCAAGTTCCTCCATCAACTACATGTAATTCAGAGGGATTTAACATGCCAAACGCATTCATTGTAGTAACTGGAGCGGATGTAGTACCAAAGGATTTTGCCATACCCTTTCGTACGGAAAGGGCAGGGTAATTGTCCGACATTACATTTAGACTAGAGACCGCCTCGCTCTTGCTAATTTCCATAGGCGGTATAGCAGTATTGACGCCATCACCTATCCTAAACAATGGTTCAGGACTTATTTTACCTTTGACGCTATTTCCCCAATATGCCATATCATCACCACACTTCCTTCGGACAATTTTCACCTACGGGAGCCGCATTAAATTTACCTTGCAAATTTTTCGTAATCTTTGCAAGTTCTTCGTCGTATTTCGCTTGCCAATAATCTGCGATCCCCGTCTGAGGGTCTTGTCCTTGGCTTGCCAACGCCTGTATTAACCCATATTTGAGTAGATTATGATACTGAGGATCTAATTCGGGTACATCCGTTGTAGTAGTAAGAGTTTTTGGAGATTTGAAAAATGTTATTCTAATAGTCATCGCACCAGTTGCAATCGGCGATCCCAAATCTGTTATGTCAAATTTGCTAGTTACGGGATTAGCAAGTTGATAATACGCTTGATATGTTGCCAATCCTGTACGTGCCGCCGCTATTGTGGCGTATGTATCTGGCGTTAAAAATAGCCAAATTGTATTATCCGTGTGATAGTAAAATTTGCCTATGGATGCCACTAGATTAATATTAGCCTGTGCAATCTCTGTTAATTCGTTGTAGGACGAATTAAACACTCTTACAAATCCATCTATTGCAGTTGTACCAGTTTTTGCAGTAGACAATGCAGTTGTTTTTATTACGTCCACGTTGCTATACGTAGTTGTATCTAGGCTTGCAAATACAGTATCCGACAACAAAATATCCTGTTCTTGCAAATTGTGCGCCATCTGATAATACTTTCCACCATCCACACTTCTGTTTTTCCCTGCAAATTCGTATTCATCCCAAATAGTGTCGTTGTCTATCGTTGCCACTGCCGATACCTCCATCTTGACGATATTATCAATCGTACAAGCGGTGGGCAGGAAATAAGTTTTACGTAACGCTGTTGTTGTTATGTACGCCACATCACTAGCATGCTTTAATCTCTGTAGCACTAAATGAACGTCGCTATGGATTGCGTCTAAGTCCAGTATTTTGTTTGCTTCAGTCACACTACATGTATAGTATCGGTCTGCAAACGCTATGATTTGGGCTACTGTAGCCACTATGATCACCCCCAATAATAACTATCCGTTGCGGGAACTAAATTACCCGCAGCGGAATAAAAAATCTTATTATACACTTGTTTTTTCAACTGAATCTATTAATACCTTATGCACTCCTAACGCTGGATCACTCGGTGTTGCTCCAGGTTGCCAATCTAATTCCATAGCCTTACCATTTACCGTGGCTGTGAATTTCGCATTCGCAGTCCCGCCATAGCTTGCAACGGTAATAGTGTGCTTGCTAGTTTCGAATAAATCCGCATAATCACCCTGATTGTAATGGACATATCCGGTATCATCCGCACCCCATGTGGCAGGTGATGCACAATAAGCATCTATATTGAGGATTTTTGATCCAAAGAAACCGTTCGCAAATGCCTTGTTTTTGTTAGCATAATTCTTATCTATTGCATCTAGTGCCATTGTTTTAGTTCCAAATCTTGCGTAATAAGTTGTACCATACAAGGAATCTACATCTTGATAGTAATGTACAGCATCTAGCAACCGAGTATTGACAATTACTTTTTGGGTCACATCAAACTCATAGAACATATTTTCGAACAATGAATAATCATTTGAGTTTACAATAGGCTCTATGCTTCCAGTGTTGGGGTGGAAATCAATCCAATCAAGATACATATTTTCTTTCGAGAATACATAATCCGATTCCCAACTATTTGCAATTACATTCATTCCTTTACCATGAATATAGGCTACAATTTCGTTTTGCCATGCTCGTGTTACCATGTAGTCAAATCCGTACTCGTCTAAGAATATTCCAGTTGCTCCAGATGTAAACCATTCGTCAACATAAGTTTTCATTTGTGCCATGGTAAGTTGTGTAGCTGGATTTATCTGCCCAATTGGAACATATCCAAATATCTCTATACTAGGATTCAATACCTTTACAGCTGTAATTATATTTACTGTATCCGTATGCGCTTCGTGGCTTGCATGTTCATATTGATCTCCGAATACGACAATATCATAATCTGCATATATTGCCGCCGCTTGACCAACGTCCCATACATCATTGATAGCGATAGGGTAGCCGTAATTAAGCAATGTTTGTTTAAGGGCTTTGCCTGTAACTTCTCCACCCGTTACTGTTGGTGCTATTGCATTGGCTATACTTGTTGCCGCCACGGATGTGACATTTGCCTTTCCCGTTATATTTGGTGCTATACCATCTGCTGTAGCTTCTGCCACCACGGATACTACTGTTCCAGTCGTTGCGATAACATTCAATGCGATTGTTTGTGACCGTCGAACACCTTCTGCAGAAAATCGGATCAAGTTATTTCCCAGCTGATTCAATATTAATTCAACCGTTGCTACACCATCCACAAATGTAGCTGCAATGGTTCTACTAGGTTGTGCAAGCATCTTTCCATTGGCATATCCGTAAAAAATTGGTGCTATACCATCTGCTGTAGCTTCTGCCACCACGGATATAATAGTTGCTTTACCAGATACCACAGGGGATATTCCATTGGCGGTACTCATTCCTGCAACTCCAGTTACATTTGCTTTACCTGTTACTGTAGGAGAAATCCCATCAGCTGCGGATTCTGCGACTACAGATTCTACCGTTGCCAAAACTGATCCACTTTCTGATCCAGTTACGGTTGGTACTATACCATCCGCTACAGATTCCGCCACTACAGATTCTACCATTGCTTTGCCTGTTATAATCGGAGAGATACCATCGGCGGTAGATTCTGCAACAACGCTACTTACATTGGATTTACCAGATACTACAGGTGCTATTCCATCCGCTGTGGATTCTGCCGCTACAGATTCAACAATACCAGCTGTTGATGCTGTACCATAAACATAGAAAATCATGTCTCTGGTATTGTTGAAGTCTCCCGACTCCGTGAGATAATTACCTCCATGGGTAGGAGTTGTATTGTCATATCCGATTCGGATACAATCCTCTGCCGTACCCGTGGATATACCAACCACCATGCAATAATGATTTGAAGCCGCCATAGTGTATGGAGTTGAAAAATTGAATGTAACAAGTTCAAACGCTGACGATGACAATGTAGTTACGTCCACATTATCCGACGTAGCCAAAACAGTACCAGTTACTACACTACTTGTTCCATATGTTCCATCATGTGCGTAAAGTTTAGCACATACATTCCCTGTAGGCGTTCCAGCTTTGCGTATATAAAATTTACAGCTGGATAAATCCATCCTATTTTCGTTGTAAAACGAATTTCCCTTAAACTCTTCCGCAGAGTAGGTATCCACAGTATAATTAGACTCTGGATAACTGTCTATTAGAGTTTCGGTAAATCCTGTCACTATAGGTGCTATCCCATCGGCTGTACTCGTTCCAGTAACACCAGTTACATTAGCCTTACCAGCTACTACAGGTTCAATTGCATCCGCTGTGGATTCTGCTACTACAGATGCTACATTTGCCTTTCCCGTTACGTTTGGTGATACTGCGTCTGCTGTAGCTTCTGCCACAACAGATGCAATGGTAGATTTCCCAGTTACTATAGGAGATACCCCATCAGCTGTACTGGTTCCAACAACTCCAGTGACATTGGATTTACCTGTTACCAAAGGTGCTATACCATCCGCTGTAGCTTCTGCCGCCACGGATACTACCGTTCCAGTCGTTGTTGCATTGCCATACACATAAAAACACATATCTCTAGTATTATTATAGTCCCCTAATTCGGTCAAATAATTCCCGCCATGGGATGGACTTGTATTATCATATCCAATTCTTATTCCATTTTCAGCCGTACCCGTTGAAATCCCCACGACAATACAATAATTAGTAGTCGCAGCCATGTTATACGGAGTCGAAAAAGTAAAAGTAACTAGTCCAAACGCCGCACTAGAAATAGTAGTTACGTCTACATTGTCCGACGTAGCCAAAACAGATCCAGTTACAACGCTACTGCTTCCATATGTTCCGCTATGTGCGTATAACTTCGCTGTAACATTGCCTGTGGGTGTTCCTACCTTGCGGATATAAAATTTGCAACTTGATAAATCTATCTGATTTGTATTATAAAAAGAATTTCCCTTGTGTTCTGCCTCCGAATATGTATCAGCTATATAATTACTCTCTGAATAACTATCCACGAGAGTTTCAGCCATTTTGTATCACCGCCTCTGTAAAAAAACAGGGGACTACTAGCCCCCATTATGTTTAGGATGCTGTAAGCGTAAATATTCCTGCCGCGGCATGCGTAATCGTGAATGTATCTGCTGTAGCGTGGACATCTGCTCCAAAATCTACATATCCCATCAGCGGAGAAGTGGATGCCGTTCCAGTATCTTTGTAGATTATTGCGTATCTCGCTGTAATTGTTGCAGTTGTCCACGCTACATCAGCCGCATCAAATTTCACTACATTGGTTCCAGCGGTATACCCTAATGTTTTAGTTCCAAGCGTAGCCCCACCAGCTGTATACCCTGTTCCAGTTACCTCATTCGTTATGTCATCAAAAAAATCGTGTGTGTCTTGATCAGGTGTGTATGAGCTTGTGCATAGTGCTACTTTAATTGTATCGCTCAAAAAATCTATCAGCGGTGCTTCGCCTGATGTTGCTCCACCAAATGCCGCCATAAGTGCCTTACCAAACCATTTTGCTGAAACTGTCATAATTTGTTTCCCCCTTAATATCCTGATATAGTTATGTTAACCGTGCCTGAAAAATTTGTATTTGTAACTCCTTTGAAGTCTACAACTGTAATAGTTATAGTGTTTGTTGCACCAGCGACAGGAGTAATATCCGCTGCTTCCAACGTCAATGAGTCTACAGGACGTCCTAGTAATCCAGCAATCACGTAATCACCCCCATCACATGGTTAGAGTTTCGTATGCTACTGTAACAGTGGCTCCACTTACGTCCTCAGTAGCCACTATCCTAAAATGTTCTGGCATACCAACAAACACTTGTGATCTGCTAGCTGTAACGCTTGCTATAGACATCTGCACGCCATTAATATCGTAATGGTCTACAAACGTGCCATTTACAGCAGTAGCACCTTGAATTTTTATCGTCCACGTTCCGGTACCCGTCGTTAACAAAAAATACAGGATTAACGAGTTGTGACCACGCATGGATTTGGGCTGTGATGTGACTGTTGCTGTTACGCCCGTCAACTCTGTAGGCGTAACGATTTCACCTTTTGCAAGTTGCATCAACATTTTTTTCACCCTTTCTTTCAATTGATCCCGAAAACTTCATGTTTTCCATTTTGATATTTAGTTTTTTAAGCTCTTGTAATATGTCAAAAAGAAGTAATTCGGATGTATCAATCATTCCTTCGCGTTTTAGTTCACGCATATTTCCTCCAAAATAAAAGGGGCCAAAGCCCCATTATTTTATAACCATTCCATTACAATCGACAAAGTACCTAATGCATAAGATGCGGCATTTCCTGATTTGAGTTTTAAGCAAAGTGCATCACCAGCCGCTAGCGTTCCAGCCGAAGTTGTTACTGCTGTTTGAGTAGTCGGCACATTCGTAGTCCCAATCATATCAAATCCAGTTGCAAACAAATCATCGCCAGCACCAGGAGCCTCACCACTTGTCAATTTTTCCACTGTTAATGCCCCAGCTTGTCCAGCTACAGTTACATGGCGTTCGTTTCCACTAATAATCTTACATGCCGCAGGTGCTACGAAAAATGTTTTTGCTACATCTGCTGCTGCAAATTGCGGATAGGTAACAACAAATCTCTGTCCCTTCAAAAACTGACCTGTGATCTCTAAATCACCTGACACGACAGCTTTATCATTTGCAGGGTCCCATTCAAGATATTTACCTGTGGTGTTTCCGTAAGATTTAACTTTGTGACCCTTAGTATCTGCACCAAAAATGCTTTCTTTATATCCAAAACTTCTTCCGTATGAACTATTCCCCATAAAAATTCACTCTCCTTAAATATTGAAGCCCGGATGTAGTGAGTCACCGGGCTTCATTAGTTATTTTGTAATTAATTTAAGATTTGTTGGTTATGCTGGATTCTGGAAATTCCCAAAGTACCATACGTCCCAACCCTTTGACCACCAGCCCACGGACTTGTATTTTCCGACCTCGGTATCAAAGTCATCTACATACTCAACCTTTTTGGGGTCTCGTGCCCAATACCAGTTCAACCCTTCTCCACCCTTCATGATGTCAGGGTTAACAAGAGCCCATTTCTTTCCAGTGATATAAGGGTTTACAATGTATTTAACCTCTTCTTTGTAAATGTTCTTTTGATTATCCGCTCCATATGGTTCTTTATCACTACCGCAAATCTGTTTTGCAGTTTTTTCCCAGTACGTACCGCATACAATCAGGCTTAATTCCACATCCATGATGTCGCCCTTATCGTCCATATATGCCCGGCCTTGTCTCTTGATTGTTTCGATATTATCTACAGTCATATCAAAAGTTCCGGTATTACTTTGCACTCCTGCATCATCGTTAGGGCAAATTCTGTGTGATGCCGAGGCTAAAGGAACTCCATCTGATCCAAGTACCGTTGCATCAAACGCAAAATTGAAAGGTGCGGCCGCATGTTTTTGTATTGTCTTATGCACAGCCTGACCAAGTTTGTTTGCTCTCTTTTTGATTTCAGCGTAATCTTTGAATCTCAATACAGCTTCCTCAACTTGCTGACCTGTACTGTATTTGATATGTCTATAATTTTTTTCATAGCCTTTCATGATCTCCTGATAGCTAACAGAGCCATTCCACGCTGTCATTTCGCCAAGTCCACCTAAACTAAAATGGTTTTCCTGTGATCTTTCAGAATTTGCAACGTTGAAAAGTAATGGAAGATAATCAGTTTTTTGCGAAAGATACGCATCAACAACTTTTTGAATGGATCCTTCCAGTTCAATAAAATTCTCTCTAATAAGAGACATAAGTTCACTCTCCTTTTTCGACTAAAATAAAAAAGTAGCTGTTTAGGCTACCTTTGATTGATTATTCATTACAGTGCTGCTGGGCCATTTCCAAGCATGTGCAATCTAAGTTTGACGTATACTTCAAATGCGTCAACATCGCTACCGTAAATCTGGATAGCTTCCCCACCGTTCGTATCCCAATCAATGTCCGTTCCATCGCTGATAAGGTCAAGATGATATTTTGACATCAAGCGAGGTCCTGGGCAAAGATAAGCAGTATCTCCAGACGCTATTGCACCCGATAATGTTTCGCCAATGGTAAATGTTCCGGATGACGCAGTCCAGTCGCTTACAGATACAATCTTTCCGTTAAGGTCGCTATCAGCTGCACATGCTATGATTTTAAGTTTCGATCCATTGAACAAATCATCCACATTTTCCGTAATGGTACCGGATTTCATTCCGTCTACAACAAAGGTTGTAGTGCTTCCACCTGTAGCGGTTATGAGGTTAGTTGGCTTAATTTTGAAAATATCGTCGGGATGATCATAAACTTTAATTACAAGACCTTTTTGTCTTCCAGCTGTAGCACCGTCGTGTGCCTCTGCCGCTACACCCAAATAAGGGTCATCTTGATCCGCATCACCAATTGCCACAACAAGTCCTGCTGTGAGTTTAACAATCTCCCCTTTTTCTATTACGGTTCCCGTCGCAATCGCATACTCTCTTGGAGCCGCACACCTATTAGATAAATTTTGATGAAAATGAAAATACATTTACTTCACTCCTTTTACCTGATTTTGAATCTGTTTGCATTTTCCTTTTTGTGTTTTGCCACTTCCCTAGAATCAATTCCTAAGAAAGCATTAATGTCTTGCGTTGTCTTGCTTAGTGTATTAGTTCCAACGCCTTGTGCTGTAGAAGTTGGATCACTTCTACGCTTCATACGATCTTGGATATTAGCAATCGTTCTCTTTTCAGTATCAGATTTGGATTTAGATGTGAGTTCATCCGCTTTCTGACCTTTTAGGAAAAAATAAGCTGTCTGCACATCTACACCGGTATTGTCTCTAAGGATGTTGTCAATATCCTTTTCCAGCTCTTTGAAAAATGGCTTGCTACGGAATTCTGATTTCTGTTTCTCCAGAGCTAAAAGCCTATGCATATCTGCTTCTTTTTGTTCATATATTTTTAGTTTCACGTCTCGCTCAATCAAAGCCTTTGCGTAGTCCTCTGTGACTCCATAATGCTCCGCAACTTGATTTATGTGCTCTGGCGTGATCTGAGAGTATAGTTCTTTTTCCCGCTGTGCCTCTTTGAGTTTACGATTACTTTCAGCGATTTCCTTTTTTTCTGTTTCAATTTTTTGTAGTTCAGCAGAAACTTTCTTTGTAGCTTCCTCTTCTGCTTTCCGTCTCATCTTTGCATATATAGCATTCTCTTCCTTGGATTGTGTTGGTTGCTTGTCAGGATCGGCGGCGTCCTGATCTTCTTCGCCTTCGTCAAGTTCCGTTTCGTCTCCAAGGTCTGTATCTTCTTCTTCCATTTCCGTTTCGCCTTCATCTTGAAGATCCACGACATCTTCTTCCCCATCGTTCAATGAGTTATCATCTAAATTTTCCATATTTATCTCCTTAGTTTTTACGCTATCAAGCGATGATTTTGTATTTGTAACTAAAGTGTAAATCCCTGCTAGCTGTAGGCTTTCGAGGACTTACACTTTTATTTGTAATAATATGCAAGCTGTGATTACACGAAATGATTATTTCGTATCATCAAGGCAATTCATGAAAAATCCTATATTCCTACAGTTAGAAGGGATATAGGGTTTTTACTCATTTTGCTTACAATGAAAAGTTATCGTGTTTACACTTCGTTTACAATCAACAACTCTTTTTACTAGGCTTCTTAACCATTTTCTTCCCTTTCATGTCTGATGGAATCTTTTCAATTCCCATGGGCATATTTCCCATAACCATCATGTCAAGTGATGGCTTAGTTGACTTAGCCTTAGTAGGCTTCTTCTTGATTGGCATTCTGCATCCCTCCTTCCATCTGTGCTTTCATTTGATTTTTTGTATGACTATCAATTACCTCTTGTTGCATGCCTTGGTAATGTTGTTGTTGTTGCTGTCCTTGTTGCTCTTGCTGGAATTGTGCGGACATTTGCTGTATCTGTTGTTGCACTTGTTGCATCAACTGTTGTTGCAATTCCTGCGGCAATTGCCCCATTTGTGATGTAATACTCTGCAACATATCTTTCGCCATAAGTTTCTTAATTATATTTTCAGTTGGTGGCAGTTTACCCTCATCTAGCGTGTAGAAAAGATCCTCTGCGTCTAACAATTGTTTGGCGTGTAGGTCTGTTGCTAGCTGGGTATAATATTGCCTGTCATTCGGCTTGCTGCTTACCACCGTACACGTTATATCAAAATCAGGGATAAACTTTTCTTGTCTAGATTCCTGTTGCATAGTAGGTTGTCCCATTTCGTCTACACCTTGTGTTTCTCGTGTTTCTCTATCCCATACATCAAATATTTCATTGTTAGAAAATTTACCCTCCTGAATCTCTCCTGTGGCATCCTCGTATCTGTAATAGCGTTCTTCCGTGTAATACTGTGCAAATAATAGGATACGTTGTTTTGCCAGTCTAGAAAGAAAATTAGACAACTTGGTAGATGCTTTCTTGATCCTTATATCTGTTCTAGCTCCCAATTCTGCAATCGCCTTAAATGGCATATTCCCACCAGGAGCCATCCCTTGTTGGATAGGTGTAACAGAAGAAACATTTTCAATGACTCTCTGTTTATGCTCCTTGTAGTTTACAATGCTCGCTGGAACCTTAACACCCGTACGATCCTTTATAAGATTTACATTGTCTACAGCAAACCACATGCCGCCAACGCCGCTATTCTGAATTATTTGTTCAAGTTGCTTTGGGTTGACTGCTCCATCTTGATAATAGCATCCACCAAGCCCTTCTTTTGCCATAGCTTCAATTTCAATTTCGTCGGCTTTGTTGTGCATGAGTTGTGGTATCTTGGTATTACGTATCTCTCCCCATCCCCATTGACTTTTCTCATCCCTGTATCTGGTGCAGAACTCTATTGGATAATTTCCATGATCGTATGCGTATGGTATGTACTCTAGCACTGTATTGTTAGCCACATACGCAAGATGTACGCCCTCAACGTTTCCATTTGCCATATCATACAAATCTTGCGTCTTGTAGTGATCACCTTCGGATTCTTCCTTTGCCGCACGTTCCCTTAACTCCTTAGCCCGATCAGCTGGCATATACTCAGGAAATCCTCTATGATACACTTTGTATACATACAACATTTCAGGATCGCTTCCCTCGTGTTCCATTTCATTTTCATTATTTTCTGCGGATAAATATTTCTTAAAATCAGGGAACCTTTTCTGTGCCGCTAACACTTTCCACCTATCTCTTGTCGCTATCATGGAGCAATCGTTGATATTTCTCTCCAAATCCAATATTGCAGGGTCAGGAAGGAAATCTTCCTTGGCTATTTGCTTTAATCTCACATCCCCAATCCAACGATCGGGTCCAACTCCACCCGTCCACTCTGCATCAAAGCAGACCTCTACAACAAGAGGACCATAGCCACTGAACTCCGTCACCCAGTCATCCCACTGCTCATCAAAGTTATTTCTGCGGTCGTTGAATTTGACAAGGTGGGTCAATTTTTCCGCCTTGTCAGCATACTTTTTCTTTACCCCGTCAATTCTGATTTCGGGCATCTGTGCAGTAATATTGGCTACCTGAATTTGCAACATGTTGAATATAAAATTATCTTCACTATTAGGTCTAATTTTTCGGGCCTTTTTGCTACGGTAAGCCATGCTGGTAGACCATTGTAGCCCACCGCCCTTGTATATCTTATACTCATCATCCCAAGTTTCTTCGAGCGTCAACCCTGTATCGTCGCTTTCCACATCCTTTGCAGATTTGGCGATATCGATAAAATTAACAAGGCGTGTTGCAAATTTCTTGTCAATATCACTCGACGGATCCGCAGTGGATGAAGATGTTTCGAGATCATTATTTTCAGACCATAGCATATTTTTCAATTTCTTAAGATTTTTAAGCAATTATTCCACCTCACCTCTAATCAAAAACTAATCAAAAAACTTGTTTGTTTTTATATCTTCTATCTTTTTCCTTATTTCCGCGGCTTTACTGTCTGGATCTATCTCTTCTTCAACGTAAACTTCTGCTAAATCTTCGTCTAACTCTTCATCGTCATCGTCACTAGGATTAATTTCCATCACGATAGAGGATTGCCCCATAAAGAATCCCACTACAATACCCAAAATAGTACATATACAGCCAACGATCATGTACACAATCACCATTTCAGTCATTAAACCATCCTCCTAAGTTTTTGTTTAGCCCACCATCGGGATCATTTTCAAACGTAATGTTGACAACTTCCTCGATTTCGGGTCTAAACCGTTGTTGAGTACGTACATAATAGGCTATTGCTAGAGCCATAACAAGGTCATCATGTGCCCCTTCTTTCGCTTGTGGACGACCCTTTTCATTGCGTACAAAAGTTAACATTTCTGTTAAAGTTTTTATGTCACAAAAACGATCTGTTTGTTCTCTTACTATTTCAACTAATTCAGATATGATCAATGGTCTTGTAAGCCTTGTTGTTCTAAATCCAAACCGCTTCTGCAATACTCCCGAAATACTATCTTCTTCTTCTCGCATATACTGATTATGGTAAAGCAACCGTTGAAGCTCCTTGACCGGATAAGTAGAAAAGTTTGTTTCAATACCCAGCAACGCATAATTATAATATTTCCCTAAGCAATATATCTGTTTTGTAAATAAGTCCTCGTCCTGTTGCTGGTGGTATACAGCGACTTGTTTTCCGTTAGTATTATTAATTACTTGTCCCCCAAAATTATCCGATCCTTCGCCTGCTGGATCGCATCCGATTACATAAGGATAACCCTTCTTTACATCCTCATATAACGTTATGTAGCCATCATCAGATTCTATCCACAAAATTGACTTGTCTACTATTTTTTCATTTACATAATCATAAATAAAATATCCAACTTTTAAAGGCTTTCTATCCCTTATAAGGGCTATGCGTTCATTTACTTTTAAGGCATTAAATATTGTCTTTCCGAGTACTCCCCACTCATTAAGACAATAAACTTGATAATAATAAGGGTCTGTAATCTTAAAAGCTTCTAAAACAATTATTGCTTCTTTGTCCAGGAACCTATTATCTTTGTATGTGCTTTCGTGTACCGTAGCACCCGCAACAACCACGTCAAAGAATCTTTTCTTCAACCAATGATTTATGTCAATTGGATTAAAAGTTACAATTATTTGTTTGTAGTATTCCGTTTCCCCTCTAAGCCTTATGTCAAGCTGGTTTAAATCTCCTTCTTCAATTTCCGAAGCTTCCTCTATCCAAATGGAAGTAATATTATAAATTGACTTTAGTTTCTCTACATCATCTAATCCCGAGAATAATATCTCATTCCCATTGGGCTTATAAACGATCCTCATGTCAGTTTCGTTTATTTTAAAATCTTTATAATTATAATACTGAGATATTTGACCAACTATTTGTTGAAAACATGATTGACGTAATGTTTTAGCTACTTTTCTTACAATTAAAAAACGATGACCTTTTTCAGAAATCATCCTATGCAAAACTTTTCTGCCGGCAAATATTGATTTACCAGAGCCACCGCCACCTTTTAAAATTAAATAGCGGTTCATATCTTTAAAAAGCGAAATAAATTTTGTATTATTTTGATTATACAATTCTAATTCTTGTTTTTTTATTTCTGCTAATTGTTGCAATAGTTCTGTTATTCTATCCATCAACATCATCTACCTTAATTCCAAGCAAAGCGAGTTCATCTAATACTTCTTTTTTCGTCATTGACTTAGTTTCGATTGCTCCACCATCTTTACCAGTTAGTTCCATTTTATCTTTAAGCATTCCAAGCGTTTTCGCCATTTTTTCAAGAGCATTCATTTTGTCATGCAGCTTAAATTTGAATGTTCCATCCTTACCAACGCTAACTTCGCTTATAATCGACCCATCAACATCATCTGACGATTTGGTATCAATTATTTGTCTATAATCGATAACTTGTTCACCATGGCGTTCTAATGTAGATTTTTCAGTTCGATAAGAAATAAAATCTTTGATGTCAGAAAAACCAATTTTTGCATATTCTTCAAGAATTCTTTCGGATGTTACGACGTTTTTTTCTACTATTTTTTCTATCATTTTTTGTCGTACTTTTGTCGTAACTTTGTCGTATATTTTCTCTCTATTATTTACCCATGATTCCCTTTTGGCTCTACGTTGCAATGTATCAAATGAAACTTCATATTTTTCAGCTAATTTTCGATAACTAATTTTCGATGATTCGTATTCTTTTCGTATATCATCCCATTTATCGTCTTTCTTCTTCGGCTTCTTCTTCGCCTTCTTTACATCTCCCACGTCACCACCCACTCATCTACAATTTCGCATAATTTACTTATGCATCGTCTCAATTCGTATAGTTCCATCTGTATCCCCTCTCACGTTCTATTTAAGCCAAAAAACACAGCGAATGGTTGGAATCGAACCAACTACCTCCTAAATTTAAGGTGCTCTACCAATGAGCTACACAAGCAAAATTAATAGCATATCAGTCCATTAAGACTAATACGCTATATAAAAGAGTAAGGTGTAATGGATTCTTGGCGTTCAGGCATTGATCTAAATTTCCACATCTTAATCGTAGCACGCCGCCGAACACGTGTAAATAGTGTATCGTGTCGTATTGTGTCGCATTATGTCACATTTTGTAACATTATTTTTATAAAATTTCTTTGCTACAGCCACAAGCAGAAACAAGTTCCGATTTCAGAATTATCTACCCAAAATTGCAAGGACAAGCTTTTTCCGTTTAACAAAATTAGGTTAGCGGTAAACCTAAACCGCCAGATGGAGGCAATTATGAGCGATCCACTTAAAGCAGTATCTTTCCGTTTTCATCCTGACGTAATAAAAATGTTGCAGGAGATAGCGAAAAATGAAAATAGGTCGTTGACAAATGTTCTGGAAACACTTGTGAAAAATAAATATGAAAAAGGAGAAAATAAAATGGGAAAATTATTTAAAATGTATGTGGAATGGAGAAAAGTATCGCAAGAAATGTTGGATGATGGGATGGATGGAAGTTTCTGCTCTGGGAAACAATGTGTGAGAGAAGATTTCTCAAATTACGCTGAGCTGGCAGAGAAAATAACTTATGCAGAAATGTCCAAGTTGGAACGAAAATTTGAAAATATGTAATATTAACAAAGATAAAGCCCTCCACGTGAGGGCGTTGAATCTCTTGTAAAAAGTAGCCCATCATTCCCCAAATATACAGGTGATTTTACATGGGAAATACTAAATAAATTTGACCGTGATATGAAAGCAATAAAATGTATTGATTGGTACTATTGCGGCAAAAATGGAACACAAGCCGAAGAACCGGATACATACGAAGAATTTATAAAGCTTAATATAAAAGTTGAATGGCATGAATACATAGATACAACCAAACTTGAAGCAAAAAGAAAAACTGGAATACAAAAAGCAGTTAAAAGAAAAACACAAAATAAGCAAATGAAAGAATTAACTGAAAAGGTTGAAAACTTAGAGAAACAACAATTGAGGGGAACTTAGACCCTTCTTTTTTTTTGCTAAATTGGGGGGGTAACCGAAGAGTATTGGGGGGGTAACCGAAGAGTAATGCGTGTGTAAACGAAGAGTA